TATTGTTGCTGGAGATATGAATGCTAACTTTACTGCTGTTGAAACGTATGTAAATACTTCTCCTGGCATGGTCGCTAGAGACATTGTTAACAGTAAAGGCGATGTTCTTGTTGCTTCTGCTAACGATGTTGTTACTCGTCAAGGTGTTGGCACTAATGGGCAGGTATTAAGCGCAGACAGTTCTACCACTACAGGTTTAGCTTGGGTTGCGGCTCCTACCGATGCTACTAAGATGCCTTTGGCTGGCGGCACTTTTACTGGGCCAGTCACTTATCAAGGCGCTAGCCCAATACTTCTTACTGGGGCAACAACTGGTAACGGATACGAAATTACGTTAACAGTTACAGATCCTACCGCAGACAGGGTTATTACTATTCCTAATGCGGCTGGGACATTGGCGCTTGTAAGCGATATACCAGCTACTGTTAATGGTACGGCAGATAATATTATTTCTAACCAAGTCTTTAGTTAAGGAACTATTATGGCGACATATTCAAAAGTACTTCTTTCGGGAAGCACAAATGGCAAAGGAATTAAAATTGCCAGTTCATCTACTACAGTTCACACAGCGATAGCTGGCACATCAAGCATTGATGAAATTTGGCTTTATGCTGTAAATTCATCTGCTGCTGATGTCAAGTTGACATTGGAGTGGGGTGGCACAACAGATCCAGATGACACAATTGAATCAACTATTACTACTGAGGCTGGGTTAACGCTAATAGCACCTGGTATACCTCTTCAGAATGGGTTGATTGTAAAAGCTAAAGGTGCAACAACAAACGTTATTTTGATTCATGGTTATGTAAACAGAATCACTGCCTAATTAGAGGTTTAGATGTCGTTTAATCAATACAGAACTAACCCAAGTCAGGCTGTCAGTAAGTTTAAAGGCAGGACGGATACGCCTAAGGCGTGGCCGTCTACTGCTGTTTCTTCTTGGATGAACGGCGGGCTGTTTGGTGGTGGCGCTGCTGCGATGGTTGCTCTTGGCAAAGTTGTAATGGATGGCACAGGTGTTACGGTAAGTTTCACGAGTATCCCTCAAACGTATCGTCATTTGCGGATTGTGATGGCTAACGGTAGGCGAGACAGTTCAGGCAACGCTGGTTTTTATCTTGCTTTCAATAGCAACACCACGGTTGGTGATTATGGGGGTTGGTTACAGATGCACGCTGGCCCAAGTATCACTCGTGCCGATCATTACTGGCCTCCTTATGGGGATATTCCAAGCACTACTAACAGTTCTGCGGCTGTGTGGGATATCGCTGATTACGCAAATGCTTCTGTTGGTCACAGTACACAATGGCAGTTCGCAGCGGATCAATTTAACAGTGGGTACAGGGGTATAGGTACCACGAATTGGCATCCATCGTCTTTAGCAGCGATAACGCAAATCGATGTTACTTCCAGTAACACATCTTCTGGCTACTATTTAGAAGCACCAACAACGTTTACGTTATTCGGAATAGGGACTGCTGCATAATGTCGTACGAAATTTTTGCTGAAGGAACGCTAGGTGGAACATCGTCGAGTGTTGACTTAACGTCAATTCCTCAAACTGCTACGCATCTAGAACTTTATTTTAATAGCCGTTCAAATAAAGCAGACGCTAGCTATCGTGGCGGCGGTATTAGAATAAATAACATCAGTTCTAATAGTTACGGTTTACACGGTGTCTACGGGGAGAACAGCACTTCACCCGCCGTGTGGCAATTTACTATAAATAGTCGTGATTGGGTTGATGATGCGATAAGACATTGGAACAACAGCGCTTCAGCAGGTTTGTTCGCTCCTTCAAAGATAATGATTCCGAACTATACGAGTACGACGACTACATCTAAAGGCGTACTTATTCGAAACTCTACATGGGGTGAAAACACTAGTCAGTATTGGATAATGCAAGCTCTGGGGGATTGCACTACTAGCGCAGCGGTAACCCAACTTACTATTTACCCCGAGTCAGGCTCATCGTTTGTGGCAGGCACTTCTTACTATCTAGCGGGGTGGGAATAATGGCTAACGCAGTTACCAAAATAGAAACACTAACATCAACATCTAGCAGTCTTACATTTACTTCTATTGCTGCTACTTACGACGATTTAATGATTATTGGTAGCGCAAAAAGCGATCAGACTAGTAACGGTAGCGTCGCAGGCAACAGTGCTTATATGCGAATCAACGGCGATAGTTCTTCGGCTTACGCATACGGTTACTGGGGCACCTCTGGCGGAGGTAATGATTCAAGTTTGCAAACTAGCGCCAGTTCTATTCGGATCCCAGGCTGTGCGACAAGTCAATACAGTAACGTAGGGTGGGGTCATTTTTATATTCACATACCAGGTTACAAACAAACTACAAGTAACAAAAATATGATGATCCAGTCTGGTTTTGCAACTGGCTCAGGAGGCGGGTTTATTGCTGCTGGGAACTGGGATACATCGTCAGCAATTACATCAATACTTATTGGCCCTGTCTACGGAAATTATTTATCGGGTACAAGCATGACGCTTTACGGAATTACTAACGGTTAAGGAAAATTATGCCAACAAAAACAGTAGTGAATTGCTCAACTGGTGAAGTAACCGAAGTTGAATTAACAACAGAAGAAGTAGCTGATTTAGAAGCTATGCAAACGGCAGCAGAAGAAGAGCAAGCGGCAGCCGACGCAGCAGCAGCAGCGAAGGCAACAGCAAAGGCTTCAGGTAACGCCAAACTTAAAGAGCTTGGTTTAACCGATGTTGAAATAGCGGCTTTGGTTGGCTGATGGCTAACGTCTTGGAAGTCTTGCAGGCCGCCGGACTGGATGTCGAGGCGGAACCGAATTGGGAAACTGCCCGTGGTTCGAAGTGGTCGTTTGATCATCGACCGGGCGGTACTCTTGGGATGATTGTGCATCACACGGCGGCGGGTGGCACGGCTGAGATGCCTTGTCGCAGAATCTGTGTGTCGGGCAGATCTTCGCTACCTGGTCCTTTGGTTCAACTGCTGCTAGGTCGGGGGCCATCGCCGAAGCTGCTGTTGATTTCTCAGAACCGTTGTAATCATGCGGGGCGTGGATCGTCTGAAGTCGTTAAAGATTTAGAACAGCGTAGAGATATCACCGCAGAGTTCGATGCTGGGCAGGGCGCTTATGATGCACGGAACCTTGGCCGCTCATCTGACTATTCGAAAGGTAATGGTATTCTGTGGGGGGTGGAAGTCGAGAATGATGGAGTTGGTGAGGAGTATTCGGCTGCTCAGATGAAAGTTCTTGTGAAGCTGTGCGCTGCGATGTGTAAGTGGCAAGGCTGGGATCATAACGCGATCATTCATCATCGTGAATGGACTGATAGAAAAATCGATATGAGTTACCGTGGCCCTCTGCGCGAGTATGTGAAGAAGTCGATGGCATCGAACCAGTGGCGGCTACCGAAGACAGCAGTCCAGGCAGCTATCAGACCGCCTGTAACGCCATCTAAGACGCCCGGCACCCTAGAGCGGGGTGATAAGGGCTTAGAAGTAGTTCAGTTGCAGAAATCGCTTACAACGCTTGGCTATGTTTTGGTGATTGATGGGGATTTCGGGCCATCAACGATGCGGGCGGTTCAGCGCTTCCAAAAAAAGAACGGGTTGACGCCGGACGGTAAAGCGGGCAAAATAACTTTAAGTAAAATTAAATCTAAACAGCCTCGGCCGGTAATAGAGCAGCCAGAAATGGAGTATCCCGGAGCGCCACTTAGGCGAGGTTCTCGTGGCCCTGCTGTAAGATTTATTCAGGAACAGGTCGGCGCTAAATATGTTGATGGGGTATTCGGTCGGGGGACTCAAAGGTCGGTGAAAGCAGTGCAGTCACGTCGTCGGCTCAAGGTTGATGGTGTAGTCGGTCGCAATACGTGGGCGGCAATTACTAACTAGGAGAAAAAATGTTTAATAAATCTTTCTTATCTGATGTCGGAGAGCGTGCAGTATCAACGGCTGTGCAGTCGTGGGCGGCGGCGTTCGCTATTCCCGGTCCATCTATTTTAGATTCTCTTAAAATAGGGGCGGTCGCAGGACTAGTGTGTATTGCTAAGGCGCTGTCAGCTTCCAAGATTGGGGATGACTCGGCTTCCCTAACGAGAGTGACTGAACAATGAGCGACGCATGGCTGTCCCCATCTAACAATTCAAACGCACGGGCTATCCGTGAAGTGCAAATGAATCTTGGTTTGCACCCTGACGGCCAGTATTCACCGGCGACTGTGCGAGCGGTTTCTGATTTCCAGAGCGCTAACGGGTTAGCTTCTGACGGCCTGGTCGGTCCTGCTACGTGGGCGGCGTTCGCTGGTGAGGCACCGGCACCGAAGAAGAAAGCTCCGGCTAAGAAAGCGGCAGCGCCTAAAGCTGAAGCGAAGAAAGCTCCAGCGAAGAAAGCTCCAGCTAAAAAAGCGGCAGCGAAATAAAAAATTCCCCCGGTCCTGCTCGAACTTTACAGGCCGGGGGACATTCCCCGGTCCTGCGGTGTTGGGTACAGGACGGAGAAAAATGCTGACGGCTGAAAACCAAATAACAACCGCCAGCTACTGAGGAGCTAGATAAATCATGACATCAACCACGCTCACTCAGTAAATCTGTTTATATTATATCAAATCGTATCACTGAACGAGTCCAGGATTGTCGCATTGATATCAAGCACTGCTGTCTCAGGAACGTTACCGATGAACGGTGTTTCTCGTTGCCACTCTTTTTGTGGATCGACACGGACAGGGAAGAAATGAATTCCGAGTCTGTCATCCCATATGCGTGGGCCTGTGAGTTCACCGGTGTAGAGGCTACGGTCGCTCGGGTGATGGCTGCCGCCTTCGATTGAACGGTGTGCGGTGAATACGATATCTTCAATCATTAAAAGTCACCATCTCATCTAAAGCTTGACGAGCTATTTGCGTTTGGACTTTTACTTTTTCGATCCGAGCTTGTTTATCTGCTATTTCGTTTAAGCGATTCTGTATGTAACCGCTGACAGCTTCAGGCATGTTGATCTCATAAGAGTCACTTTTGACTGTGTAACTGAAGTTCCGCTCAAGCTGGCTGAATAAGTTGCCAACTTGTACATGCTGGTTGTTTGCTTGTTGGACTTCATAAATCATTTGCTCGTTTATTTCTCCGAGCAAGATATAAATTTCTCTATTAAGTTCGTTGATTTGTCGGTCCCGACGATTCTCCAGTTTCTCTATTTGATTTCTTGTAGTTCTTTTTAAGTGGTGCTCTTGAGCATTTCGTGGCCTAGTGTTTTGTGACATTTTGGTTTCTCCTAAGTTTGGTTTTTTGTTCGTGCTCCGGTGCGGAATCGAACCGCCGCCCGATAAGGGCGCCAGGCCGGAGC